AGATTTTCTTAAAGATCAGAATATTATTAGAGTTCAGTTTAGAGGAAAAACTCGCAGAGGTGTTATCGATTTAGAAACAGGCAGGGCTTCAGGCGGCTGGGCAGATACAATTTCTAGAGAAGTTATTGTTATCGACAAAGACGTTCTCAAGCTACAAGAGGCAGAACGTAAAGTAACTATTGCTAGGCGGTTAGGCACTGTTGATGAACGAGACAGACTGTTTGTTAGACCTAATGAAAAGGTCTTTTTTGATGCTAGAGGGAATAAAACAGGTATTCCAATTATTTCTAGAGATAAGTTCCCTGACTATGATAAGAAGCAAATCGATAGAGAAATGGCTAACATGATGAACCATGTAACCAACGTAGAATACTCTGTTGATAATGAGTATTTTGATTTTATGGACGATCTACTTAGATTTAGAGACCCACGAGGTAATGCTAAGTATTGGGATTCATTAAATGAATTTCGACATGAAATCTTAAACCGTGGTGAACAAGGTTATGGGTTAATGTCAACGGCTAAGTGGCATAGACTACGTAATAAAAACTTTAAAACACAAGTCTTTATTGACTCTCGTGGGCGTGTTTATCACAGAGGTTATCTTACCCCTACAGGTGGTGAAATTGCTAGACCATTTTTAAACTCTGGTAGAGCAGTTGCAATGACACCGGATGCTGTCGATGAACTGAAAATTCAACTAGGTGCGTTAATTGGCCCCGGTACGGAAGCTTTAACTCAAGCTGGTCGTAGAGAAATCTTTAAAAGAAATGAAAAAGGGCTTTTAGAAATTGGTGCTTTGCTTCAAGCTAAGACTCAAAGAGATCGCCGTATTAGAGAATTTTTAGAACATCCTTTAATTAAAGGTTTAGAAGGCGCTGAAGTAGCTAAAATGGCAAGACTCTCTTTAGAATATAAAAGAGTTTATGACCACGTAGACGGTAATTTCAATAATATTACTTTATTAAATAAATACAAAACTAAGTTGATGATTGAAAATGACGCATCGTCTTCTGGTGCTCAGATTATTGCTTTATCTACAGGTGATAAACAAATTGCCAAAGTATCTAATGTTGTGGCTACTTCTCAAAAGAACAGACTATATGACCTTGTTGCTATGGATACGGTAAATGACCCTGAGTTTAATAAGATCCCGTCTTTAAGAGATGCTAACTTAACTTGGGAAGACTTAGCTAAAGCTGCTAAAAGTCAAAACATGGTATCTTTCTATGGTGCTGGTGCAGCCACTAAGACAGCTAATGTATCAAGAGAGCTATCTAAAGTACTTAATAACAAAGGTTTTGTTACTGTAACAAAAGACAACTTAGGTGAACAATTAAGAATTGTTGATGGGCAAATTAAAGTTGCTCAAAGACTTAATGCAGATACTACAGTAGAAACATTAACTGCATTTAGAAAAGAATTAGTTGAGCTAGTAAACAGCGGTCAACCTGCGGGTAGAGCTATTTTAAAACAAGCTTATGATATTCATCCGGATACAGCAGAGTTTGTAGAAAAGCTAACAAACGCAAGACACAGGATTATTAGCCCAAAAGACTTTGCAGAAGTGAATAGAATCATGTCTAAAAACTTGGCTGAAAGAGCGCCTGTTACAGATAATTTTATTACTTACTGGAAACGAGTCGCTAAAGTATACATCAATGAAACTCAAAAGGTAGATATTCCTTGGGTTACATTCGATGGTAAAATTATGACACAAAGATACAGGCCAAAAATTCAAGAAAGAATTGAATTTAAAGATCCTGTTACTGGTCGAAAAATTGCCAACATTTATGAAGATAGTGCTAAAGATGGAAAATTACTAGGAAAAGGTTCTGTGAACGATGCTAGTATTGGACTTGGAGTTAATGGTAATCATAGTAATGACGCTGTTATTGTAAGACGATTTCATCTTTGGGGCAGAGAAAATAATGTTGACACAGGAACTATTCACGATGCTTTCTTTACTAATATCGGGGACGCCCAAAAAGCGAAGGATGCTTTAAGAACCATCTACGCAGATGCTCTTGAAGGAGACACTATTCGCAGAACTTTGAAACAAATGCGTAAAGAAGGAATGTCTTATAGTTCTTATAGAAAGTTACTAAAAGAAGCTAAAGACTTGGGTCTAATTGATCCAAAGGATAAACTCACGAGAGAAGACATTTTAGCTCCTTTTAAAGAAGGTGAGGATTGGTATGGTATCGGTCCTTAATAAATATAAGTTATGGATTATTTGTAATAGCCATTGACTTAAAACTAAATAAGAGTTTGTAACTCTATCACATAATTAATTCAGTTTGTAACTGAAAGGAATCTAATATGAGTAAAAAAGATCTAGAATCAAAAATTGAAACTATGAAGAAGCAACTTGAGACAATGGATTCTCAAGCAGAAGGTTATCAACAATTAGAGTCAGATATTGCTAAACTAGAACAAGATTTAGTTGCGATGCCTGATGATAATGATGATACTTCTGATGATACTACAAATGACGATGTAGATCCAGTTGAAGCTGAAGTTCAAAAACGTCTTGCTAAAATGAAAGAAAACATGGACCGCATGGCGCGTGAGCGTGATGAGGCTCTAAAAGAAAAGAATAAAGTTGAGCAAGAGCGTAAAAAGGCTGAAATTCAACGACTGGAAGAAGAAGGAAAACTTAAAGAGGCTGCTGAAATGAAAGCGGCTGATCTTGAAGCTAAGCTAAAACTGCTAGAGGAAGAAAATACGAAACTAACTCGTGATTCTGTCCTACAAGCCTCACTTGCAGGCTTAGAATTCCGTAATGAACGCAGCCGTCAAATGGCCTATCGTGATATTGTAGATCAACTTGTTCAAAATGAAACTGGTTCATGGGTTCATAAATCAGGTGTTTCAATTAATGACTATGTGAATTCTTACTCAAAAGAAGAAGATAATTCATTCTTGTTCCGTGTTAAAAGTAACACTGGTGCAGGTACAAACACTTCTGCAGGGACTCCGGATACAAAACAACAAAAGAAACTTTCGGAAATGTCTACTGCCGAAGTACTCAAGTTAGCTCAAACAGGGCAACTGGGTAAATTTGGTTATTAAATAATATATAAAATAGGAATATTAAAATGGCTATTACAAATACAGACTTTCAGAGTGTGGCCCTTGCGATTTCTGCTTATGCAGACGAAGCCTACACTACTGAGCGCAAACTAAACTCAACTGGTATTGTTGGTCAGCGCGACGACATTACTGCAAATGGTGAATCATTCATCGGTCAGTTCCGTTGGTACAAGCCACTATCAGCAAATATCAACGTACCTTCACTCAGCAACTCCGCTGATGGTACTTATACTGATATCACAACTGATATTGCTAACTACATCAAGACTGTTCGTACCTTTGGTGCGCAGCAGGTAAACCTTCAGGAAGTCATCTCAAAGCAAGATGGTCTTGCTAAGATTGGCCGTGACTTTGCTCAGGTCCGTGGTGATGACGAAGGTAATGCTCTAATGGCAGTACTTAAAGGTGTTGCTGCTTCTGAGGTTGCTCTTGGTGATGCAGGTGGTGCTGGTAACGGTGGTATTGTTGACTTTGACACTGATGCAGATGCTGCTGCAACTGGTTTCTTTGTTGATGTCAATGCTCTAGGTGCTTTTGGTGCTGCTGCAACAGGTACTTCTGATGCACGTCCTCTATTCGATTCAACTGCAATCGGTGCTGCTCGTGGTGAGCGTCTTTTCCGTGCTATTGGTATGGGCTTTAAAGACTATGAACCAGACTTTATGTATCTTGTTACATCCCCAGAGATGATGGCAGAGATTCGTGCAGCTAACCTAGTTGACGAGACTATCGTTACAGACGGTAATCTAGAATTTAACACCATCTTTGGTGGTAAGTTCCGTCTAATTATGACTCGTGCAAACCAGCGTTTCTCTGGTGAAGCATCTGGTGATCTTAACGCACAGTCAACTAAGTGTTCTTTTGTTATTAAGCCTTCTTCAGTTGCTGCTGCTCCTGTTATGGTCCCAACTCCTGTTGAAGTTGACCGTGATGCTGCTGCATACACTGGTGGTGGTTCTACTAACATTTGGTACCGCTATGGCTTTATTATGCACCCACAGGGTTATGATTGGGGCGGTTCTACTTCTGCTTTCGCAACTAACGCTACTCTTGGCGCTGGTGCAAGCTGGACACGTAAGATGGATTACCTAAATCTAGGTATCCTTCCAATCTTCCACTCATAATTTTAGGAGGAGCTAATGGCACTAGTACTCAATACAAATAGTTACGTGACAGTAGAAAATGCTGATTCATACTTTGAAACTCGAATTGATAGTGCTAACTGGTTTAACGCTTCTGACGAAATCAAAGAACAGGCATTGGTTACGGCTACACAAATAGTAGATGATCATGCTTGGATTGGTTCTGCTGTTAGCTCCTCTCAAGCTCTAGCTTGGCCCCGAAAAGGGGTTGTATACTATGATAATAAACTCGGTCAATACGTAGATGTAAATAACTCTACGATACCTGATCGAGTTAAAGTTGGTGTATACGAACAAGCTTTACATTTGATTGACAACGAAGATCTGCTTACTAACAAAACACAGACATTTGAATCAATTTCTGTAGGTAGCATTAGTTTGTCTGACTCTAACAATGATGTAACTAGGGTTTCTATGAAGCCTTCTTTAACTGTAAAGTCAATTAAGCCGCTACTTAAAGTTGGTTCTACAGGACAAGGTTCTCATTGGTGGAGGGCTAATTAATGTCTCTTACTAGAACTATTCAGTCTGCTGTAGATAAAGCATTTAACGCAGTTGGAGATTTGAAGAAAACAGGTCAGCTATTTGGACCAAAAGTAAGCAATTACGATCTTTCTACTGGTTCTGTAGTAGAACGGGTAGAAAAGTCGGTGCTTGTTGACGTTATCTTAGAAAACTCTTCTAAGTCAGACGACTCAACTACTGTTTACAAGGCTATCTTGAAATCAGGTCCAAATATGTCTGTTTATAAAACTTTAAAAATTGACTCTGTTAATTACCGTATTACTTCTTATGAGGATAATGATTTTATTATAAATCTTAATCTAGCGAGGGAAGAATAATGTTTTTTAACATGTTAAGAGATATTGAATTAAGATTAACTTTATTCAATATGGCTGCAATGTACCCTTCAGATTATCAAGGTGATATTGCAAGTCAAGTAGAGTTTTGTAGATATACTGTTTTACCTTCTTCTGGTGAAGTTTACAATAATGATCGGGCAAAATTTACGTCTGGTCTACTTATTATTGATATTTTTACTGAAGCAGGAAAAGGACAATCACGTCCACTTCAAATTGCAGATGCGTTAGATTCAATTCTTCAAAATCAAATACTAACTAATAAAACGGAGCTTGGAGTTTCGTACTTAAACTATGAGGGTTTAGACCCTGTTAACTCGTCTTTAACGAGATACAAATATACAATACCATTCAAATTATATGGAGAATAAATAATGGCACATATTAATAGCCTTCAGGCAGGTATCTTTTCCTACCTAGACATTTACACTGGCGCTGACGACATTTCAGGTCATGACGACGTTATTGAATTTAAAAATCTATTCAATTCAGGTGTAACAGACATAGTTCGTATGCCTTCTGTTCGGGAATTCCCCTCTGTCGGTACGCCTGCAAACATTGTTAACGTTCCTGTTTACGGTCAAAAGACCTCTTCACAGGTTCAAGGTCAGGCAGATGCACCTTCACTAGAGATTACTGTAAACTACGTACCTTATGACATGGTAGCTTTCCACAACCTAATTGGTCAAACTGTTGCTTTCCGTTTCTTAATGTCAGAAAAGTCTTTAACCTTAGCCGAATCAACGGCAGCTAACATTGAGGACGGCAATACCCATTTCTATTTCCGTGGTAAAATTGAGGCTATCCTTGTTAATCCACAGCTAACAGATGCAACTACTGCTACTGTTACGCTTTCCGCGCAATCTGACTTCTTTGGTCCAGACACTTTTGCGCCTGCTACACCTTAATAGTTGACCTTAAAGAAGGGGGAGAGAAATCTCCTCCTTTTCTATAAAGAGTATTATATATGACAGAAAAACCATTTAGTAAAGCATTTGTTATGCGTACGACTCTAAGGCATATGCGTCGTAGCGTAGATATCAGTATTGGTAAATCATTTGAGCGTTTTCAAGACTTTGATAATGACTCAAAGACTGGTAAAGAAATTATGGAAACGTTGTCTGTTCTTCATACTATGAGAAAAATGTTAGATGAATTTGAACAGAACAATAAAAATTTATTTGAAGAAAAAGACAGAATTAAGTAAGGAATATAAAAATGAAAAATCTTGTAGGTAAGAAAATCACAAAGAAAATTAAAGTAATGGGCGAAAATGTTGAAATTCGTCAGCTTTCTGTAAGTCAAGTTAAAGATGTACAGAAACTAATTAAAGAATCACAAGATTCAAAGTCTGATGACTCTCAGATGAATCTCCTCCATGATGTTATTCGAATTGGAGTTGTAGACGCTGAAGACATGACTGCTGAAGACTTTGACTCACTACCTCTAGCAGAACTAAACAATGTTGTTAATTCTATTCTAGAGTTCTCCGGTCTAGGAGCACCAAATTCGGGAAACTAAATGAAGAGGATGAGACTATCTTTGAGATAGCTTATCTTTTGAAAATTCCTGTTTATAAATTGCTTGAAGAAATGCCTTATTTAGAATTAATTAAGTGGATTGAATTCTTTAAAAGGCGTCCTGTTGGTTGGAGAGAAGACCAGAGAACTGCTTTATTGTTAAAAGCGCAAGGGGTTAAAGCTTCTGAAACTGAAATGTTCCCTTCACTAAGAATGATAAAAGAACACGAAATTCAGAAACAAGAGAATGATAAAGCTGTACCTAAAGGTAGAATTCTTGAGCTTATGTCAAAGGCTAAGTCTGAAAAGAATTCTGCAAAGCTTGATCTTAAATCAAAAAGGATTATTGCTAATGAAAGTGAGCCTTGAGTTAGTAAACTTTGAAGAAGAAATGAAAAGAGTAGAGAAAGAAGTTGAGCGTTTAGGTCGGATTTCTATTCAC